TTCACAGTTGAACATTGCGAAGTGGGCTACGGTTGCTGACGTCAGGTCAACTCCATATATGGCTCGCTCTTTGCCCCATTCATACTTCGTTGACGCCCAAGCGCGTATGGCTGGCTTTCTAGCGAACATCTGTTCTACGTGTTCTATGGGCATGCTGTTCAACGTTACGAACTTAGTCCTGTACCTGTAGCTGTCCCTGTTTATGTATTTCTCGTCAGCTGCGTGTTGAGAGTGTACACTACCAGCAGGAGACCATTCCCAGCGTGCTGCAGCGAAGTCACGCAAGCTCATGCGTTTATATTTGAAGCCATGCCTGACACCCATGTTGAATACAGACACTGCTTTCGCATACACAGTTTCTGGTTTGACGTCAATCACATCCGGGTTCAACCTGTGTTCCCTCTCAGTCTGCCAGTTCACAGCTCCGTAACCCCGGTTTACAAGCGTGTTCAGCTCGAACAGCTCAGTGAGGTCTAACATGTCACGAGAATGTAGCGCTTTCATCTTGATGGATACTTCTTTAAGCCGATCCATCGTCGTTGATAAGTCGTCTGTCCATAAGTAAGAGCTGAAAGTCACGATTCTGGCCTGCGTCAACCCCGCCACAACTACATATAGTAAGGCTGAAGACGCGAAAGCTTCTGTGACCCCCTTCATTAACTTAAGATTCTCTATCATCGCGCTGAACAATTCACGTCGCGTATCGTCACGCTTAGCTATGTCCCAGATTTCTTCAGGTCGTAAGTGAGTGTGATGTTCTCCACTCACAGCAGCACGGTCAAATAGGCCTGGTTCTATGACCTTGAGCTCACGCACATCTCGGGGTTTTGTAGCGAATAGCCGACGTATCATTTGCGCCTTGTTGTTCTTCGTGAAATCGTAGCCGTCTACCTGTGAGTAAGCAGCTGAAACTGCTTGACGTATTTCCGGTGGCAAGGTATCTACATTGGTGTTCACGTCAAGGTAGTATAGGCGCACGTCACCTAGACGTTGACTGTATAGACGTACAGACCCCTGACCCACATTTAGCATGGTCAATCCGTACCACGTAGACGTGTCATATTCAACATGCACCAACACATGAGTGGCTTTTGATCTTGTCACCACAGACAAGTATGCACCTCCGACAGCAACGAATACAGGAATGAACTTGCTCGATGCTGCCCGTAGAGACCTCGGTGCTCTACGCCCACCGTTCTGAGCCCTAGCGGCTTTAGGCAGCGACGGGTCAACGTTATATAACGTGACCTCGTCACCCGGGCTCGGACCTAAAGCCTGCATTCGGGGCGACTCTAGTCGCCGCCCACATCTGGTGCATCTTGTATCCCCGGCTCGGGCGGGATCACCCCAGCCTGAACACGTTCGACAAATTGAAAATCCGCCTCACGTCTGTCTATGAACCCACGCAGTTGTCTCAGGTGTTGGCCTACCATCACACGAACCGTAGCGGGCGATGTAAGCCCGCCAGTGGCACCGTACTCACAGATCATATCGGCTTGCTCCCGCCTAGGTAAGCTCACCATCTGCGAGGTAATCGAAAAGTTAAAGTCAACTGTGCCCCGGTAGAATTGCGCATGTATGGGCGGCAGTGAAATGAACCTATTTTGACGCGGCTCAAGCCCGGTTACAGTAATGGTCTCACCGAGATATTCATCCTTGACCATAAGTGGCCATGTCCAAGATGATTCGTTAGGTGCGTACGGGCGCTTACCATTAACTAGTTGCATTGACGTACTTATGTTGATATCATACCCACACAACCTGCTGGCCCACGCCCAATGCCATAGCTGATATGGCGTGGCCTTCCAGCCTAACCTGTTTCGCTCTAGTTTACTTGCGTCAATCGAACCTCTTAACGTGAACGGAGTTACATCTTTGAAAGGGTTCAGAGGCAGTAGTAATGTAGGCACACCTGCAAATGGCGTCCTCTCTACTACAATGTATTGTACGTCATGCTCTTGTATTATGCCGTAGTTTTCAATAGCCCGCTGATCCTGTGCGATGACCTTGACTCGTCTGCCCGCTACCGGTCTGTCTAGTCGGTTGATGTGAGTGAATGCTATCCCAGACATACCACTCAAAGGCACCGGATGTCGCAAGGCCTCGGATGCCGCGGCAGGTAAATACATCTGAGGACTCAAAAACATTGATTCAGTGGCGAACAGGTCGGTTGGGTTCTCCTCAACGTTGTAACGCAGAGACCGTACCGCAAGACCCGTTTGGTAAGCTTGAGCGTATATGTTCGCTAGAAGTAAGATGCGTTCCTGTTTTGCGTTTAACATACGCCATTCTGCTAGCGCCCTATGTGAGACAAACGCCTTCTCTCCTTCGTTGAAGAAAGGATACCGGCCTCGCACTGCTTCAAAACGAGGTAAGACCACCTGTAGCTCTTCTTCGAGCCACACGTGCCCCTCGGCAGTAGCAGGTACCATCTGCGACATCATCGATACGACTACATTTAAAGCTACTGAAAAACTACCATATAGACCGTTATGTGCTACGTATGATAGCAATGTGCGCCATGCCTCCCCTGACGTAAGCGTTTGTGGCATAGGTTCGACGTTTGGCCCTTCGCCGATGAATTCGACTAGTCCCCCTACTTGTTGCGCTCTACGGTAAGCCACACCGTCTACTAACTTCGGTAGCTCGAAATCAAGCCTGTACCTGGTGGTTCTGTTCCACTTGCCCAACATAAGCAGGACAAATCTGGCT